GGCGATTTCAGTTAGGGTCATTGATTACTCTTGATCTGGAGGAAGCGGAGTGTTGCCTTCGGACAGCCACTTGAGGTAGGCTTGATAATCTGAATTTGAATCATTAAATGGAATATATAATGATTGATCAATGCAGAATACTGTCTGATCATTTTCTGTTAATTTGTAGTTCATATTATAATTCAGCGGATGCTGTGTAGTGAGCCAATTGTATTGATCCAGTATTGCTTGCAGCAGACTGTCTGGATACTGCTCCAGATGATCCAATATCAAACGTAAGAGTCGGATTAACCGCATTTGTTATTGTATTATTCCATAATACTGTTGTTCTATTGATTGTTCCTGCACCATCATAATATGCTATTGTTGGAGCAGTTCTCATCTCGCAAGAATATTTAAATGCTGAACCAGAGGGGACCCAAGCACTGGCTTGATATTCCTCTGTAGATATTACTACCATTCCATTTCTATTTGCTGTCCCTAAAGCAACATTCAAATTGTATGATTTATCATAGTACCTTTTGCACAATACTATCTCCGTCCCAATCGGCCTACGCTCAAAGTCGGTTGCGGTTGAGCCTGCTTCAAATTGGACGTTATCAATCGTCCAAGTTCCGCTGGTTTGCGCTCCAACTGTGAATACGATTTCAATGCCAGTAGTAGCTGCTGATGGAACTGAGATTTGTGCGCTGTAGGTAGTTAGCGTGGATGTAACAGTAAATGTTCCAGTAGCAATCTGAGTGCGAGTTGGGCTGGCAAGCGTGCCAAAAGCATCTGTAGTGCTGGCATAATAGGCAGTCCAAGTTACAGAAGTTAATAAGCTATTGGCAAGTTGGACGGATAGAGTGGCTGTTGAGCCAGCAAGATCAATCGTATTAGTTGCTTCAAGCCTAGTTCCAAATCCAATTGCAGTAACAGATGCCGCTCCAGTAAAGCGATAAGCAAACTCGTTTGGTGCTGTTCCAGCAACACGCTGACCAGTTACGTTAGCACCTGTGCAATAACCGTAGAAGCGATCTACCGAGTAAGCCAAGGCAGCGGCAGCGGTAAATGTCTGACTCGCCCCAACATTTCTCTGATCAATCCGCATATCGCCATTGATGATGCGGTTGCGAAAGCCAGTTAATCCTCCACCAGAAACAGCAGACGTACTAGCAGTAGTCACTCGACCTTTGGCATCAACAACAATTGTTGGGATAGATGTTGGCCCGCCATAAGTTCCGAGCGTTACTCCAGATGTGCCGAGTGTTCCAGTTCCCTGGCTGATTGTGAAGTCACCAGCAAGGGTTGTGGATAGATTTATTATAGTTCCAGTTGTGCTGTTAAAGGTTGTAGTCGTTCCGCTGCTTACAATCTGCGCAGTTGATGTGGTCGTTCCAGTTGTAAGAGTAGGGATCGTTCCAGTAGTAATCGTAGCCGCTGTCGATGTGGTAGTACCAGCAGTAAGGTTAGGAATTGTTCCGGTTGTAATCGTTGCGCTTGTGCTAACTGTACGATTGCCAGTAGCCGTTCCATAGGTCAACGCACCAGTAAGGTTTAGGCTGGCAAATGTTCCAGCAGTAAGTCCGTCATCAAGAAGATTCTGAACTGTTACCTTGCGCGGAGCTAGAGATGCGTCAACGCTGTCTGGAGCGATAAGAAGCAGATCAGCCGTACCAATGGTTGTAATCTCCTGCTGGTTCTTGATGATCGCAGAATTCACAAGCGCGGTATCAATAAGGTTGTGCAGGCCAGCCGCAGTAACCGTACCGTTGGTGGAGAAGGTTTGCTGACGATTGATTATGTTTGCCATATTAAGCTGTAAACCTCATTGCGGTTGCGTAGATAGTCCCAGATGGGATTGTGCCATTTGTTTGCGTGGAATTGAAAATTGTAAAACGCAATACACCCGCTGACTCAACCCTAAAGTCTTGCAATAATCCAGCAGGCGTTACCCCAGTTGCAGATCCAATTGAATTTATATTTCCAATGACCATATCGCCAAGAACAACTCCAGATGCCGCAAGCGTACCAGTGCTTACATTCAATCCTGTTGTTGCATGGTCAATATCCAACACTGTACCGCCTGTGTAGGCTGCGGTTGCAAATGTTACCGCAGTAAGGCTTGGTCCAGATGCGCCAACTTTCAGCGTGCCGACTGTTGCAGTGTTCGTTACTGCAAGCGTTCCAATTGTGGATGTATTTACCGATTCAGTTCCAATCGTGGCTGTTCCTGTAGATGCCGTAAAGCTTGTTCCAAATGTCGCTGGGCCAGATACAAATAAAGTTCCAATCGTTGCCGTTCCAGTTGACGCTGTTAGGTTTGTCCCAAAAGTAACAGCACCAGTAAGCATTGAGGCTCCATCAACCGAGAACGATCCAGTGCTTTTTACTCCGGATGTAGAAAGTGACAACGCAGAAGACGTGTCATCTCCATCAGTAATAACCTGTAAAGATCCATCAAGACCAGTTGTGCTAAACGTCTTGATAAGCTGTCCAAAGCTACTGCTAATCGTCTGTGTTCCAAGTGTAGGCATTTAGTCTCCTATCCGTTAAAGCGGTTTTTAAGTACATCCCAGGCCATTGAACATACTAGCCCAATCAAGCCAGCAACAGCCAAAACTCTCGTCCGGAGGTGTTCCAGCGCAGATAATCTATTAGCAACATCCCCGTGGAAAGCACGTGACCTTTCTACCATAGCGTATAATTGCATCTGCCTCTCCTCCATCCTGGCAAGCCGCTCCGATTGGGTAGCAATACGATCCTTGAGGTCAGATATTTCATCAAGACTCACGACCCTTGCCCTCCAGATACTTTAACGCTACAGCCAAATGAACAACAGCGTCCACAACTTCGTCCCGATCTCTGCCGTCCTCCACGATACGCTTGATTGAGCGATTGACAGACATTAGGTGCTTTACCTTGCCAATGTACTTTGTCTCTTTGACCATGTTGTTGTTTTCCACGGCAAACTTTAACGCCTCCTTGAAACAGGCATACTCCGAGCGAGTCATCAAGAAACGCAAACTCAAATTGGTCAGCCACATGGCGAGGCATTTCATTTGACATTACCAGAACTTACTGCTCCGGCATCGGCAGCAGCGCCCATGTCCGAATAGCGTGGAAGCATATTGTTATGATCTACTGGCCGTGGCGAGCAGGAGCAGAGTAAGATGGTGAGGAGGAGGAAGCGCATTATGGCAAAACGCTCGCAAGCGTGTTCATTAGGGTGGTTATTCTGGAATCTAGTGAAGAAAGAGTGAGGCTTTTCCCTATTGAGTAGAAAGACATACGGGCCGATATAAATGCTGTTGGAGTGGCAGTTGGATATCCTGCAAATACACCAAGAAGAACTGCGGTTGGAGCGCCTGATATTGCGGCTGTTGTTACCTCGCTTACAATCCCACCAACTTGCGTTGCTCTTGATGTAAAATTTGAACTGTTATTTCTTGTGCTTCCTTGAAATCCAAGCGCTTCAAATCCTGCGCTTCTACTTACACTAGAACGATTTTGGAAAAAACAAGTATTTGCTCCGTTTTTTGCAATAGTAAATCTGTTTCCAGCAGCAAAATTAGTCCCAACAAAAACCCCTGAAGTGTCTGTGGCCGAAGCGCTTACATAACAAGAAATATGCGAATCATTTTGTGGAAAATTTGTTGTGTCGTTATTGTTGTAGCCAGTAGCAAGATTTTTATTTGAATCGTTACCAAGCAACCCAAGCGTTCTGCTGTAATCACCAGCTACAAAGTTATTATTTGTCGGTGCGTTTCCAACCAGTGGAGTAATTGCCCCTGCCACCGTTCTTGCCCCAGCCATAATGCAAGATGTTACAAGTGAAGTCCAAATCCCATCCGCCTTGCATCCCAAAACAAAATCGTTAATTGCTGACCTTACAGAAGATTCTAACCTATCTCCATCAGCAGCCTCAACTCGCAGAATGTAGTCTCTTGCGTCTGGATCAAATAGCCTGTTCTTAATCCTATTGACAGGCAATGGTTCAACTGCCGTAAATAAAGGCATTACGACAACTCCGTTACAAGGGCAGTTCCAGCCGAAGCAAAGATTCCTCCGATTAGTCCGGTATAGTTTGACGGAACCTCGTAATAGTCTCCAGAATTTAGTTTTACAGTATAAACAGATGTGCTTGTTGTTGCAGTTCCAAGTGTAACGTGCAAATTTCCAGCCCCTTGGTTGTATATCTGACAACCAAGTCTTCCGGTGCTTGCAGTTGCAATTGTTCCGTAGCTTGTGGATGTAAAGGTTGTCGGGCCTGTTCCACCAGTTGTAGCTTTTGGAAAACCAACCCCATCGGCAACGTCCGCCTGAAGCGTTGTGACCAACGCCTCTAACTCTGTTAGGTTGGCGTTAATTGATAAGCCAGTACCGCCAGAAAGCGGACCTAAACTCTCAATAATCGTGTTCCATTGGCGGCCCATATATTTGTCCTTTTTAGTTTAACACGCTAGGTGTGGTTCATCAAGCGGCGGTGATGGTGATGCTTCCACCGCCAGTAACGATTGTGTATCCAGAAGTTGGGATGTAATCAGATGAACTGGTTGCAAAGGCAGCTATAGTTCCATCATTATAAAAAGTCCATCCTTCACCAGTATATTCCAAGTTAGTATTTTCATCAAGCGAACTACCAAAGTTGATTGGATTTAATTTATTGAATGGTGCGCTGACAATAAAAATATTCGTGCTTACTACAAGAATTTGGCTCGTACTCGCAACAGGAATCCCGCTAGGCGCAGCACCACCACCAAAGGGCAGTTTTCTTCCGTTGTTTAATCCAACATTAAGACTTAACGATGGCATAAAATTACAATGCAATCACCCGCCAAGGGATAGAACCTTTGGCGATGTGATTACTTCAATCATTAACCAGCTATGTAGCCGATCACTCGGCCAGTTCCAGCCGTGTAGCTATTAAACTCGCCGTAAATGATGTTGCCAGAGCCAATCGTAACTCCCGTCAGAGTGCCATCATATCTACCGCTAATTGCGCTAAACGTGGTATCTGAAAGCATCTGGATCGCCCAATAGCCAGCCGTAGCTGTTCCTTGCGTCCCTACGGAAAATCCGTATTGACCTTGGAATTTATCTAATGCGCGGGACATTAGGGTGAGGTGAACAATGGGATCTTATAATTCGTGCCGTTAACAGTAATGGTCAAGCCATTTGCTGTGGATGCAGCAGAACCAAAGGTTCCAGTTGTAGCAATGGTTGTGATGTCCCAAACCACGGATTGGTTAGAGCTATCAAATTTAATAGCTTTTCCCTTGGCCTTGCGCGGGCTTCGTACAAATTCATTTGCCATATTTTTTTCTCCTTAGAGTCGCACGTTTGATGCTATCTGGCGTGTATTGACTCTTAAATTTACTGCCAAGTTTTTGTTCCTGGCGGTAATACCCCTTCATCAAATTTGTTTGATTGACTCCCAGCGGATTGTCGAGGGGTTCGCCAACCCCCACTAGGGCCAATCTTTGTGGAACTGTGAATCGTTTAAGATAACGAGGGACAGAGTCCCTTTCGGCTACTGCCTTTTCCAGTTCGACAACCTTCCCATTTCTGGTGTCCTCGTACTGGTAAACAGGCATATCAGCTATAGTTCTTCTTATCCGATTCCTCGGCCAACTTCATCATTTTTTCCTCTTCGGACATTGAATTTTCACCCTCGGCCATGTCTTCCGACTTGTCCTTGGATTCACTTTCGCTCATGGCGTGTTCCACATTAACATGGGCAATACCATTTTCGATCATGTCAATCGTTCCGGAGAGTTCAACAGAATCACCTACTTCAGGTGCAACATCCTCTCCGCCATCGTTCATTTCAAACTTGGATACGGGGAGCATCACCATGCCTGATTTAGCCATTTTATTCATAGGTTTTTCAGATGAAGTAGATGACGGGGAGGTTTTACCCTCCCCGCCATTCCGAGGTCCCATACCAATTACTAGCATGGTTCCCATTTAATTATTAGCTGTAGTTGGACTTCGCAACGATGACTCGGAAGAACCGAGGATCGAGTTGCTTGGCAGCGTAGAACGTCTTGAAGGACGCAACGATGCGCTGTCCATACGGGTCGCTCTTGTCAGCGGCATCAAGGATCGTGACCTTCGGAGCGAAGGGCGAGCCAGAGGCTGCGATGGAGGACAAGCTAGGAACACCAAACGCGCCACCACCGAGGAGGACGTTGGCATAGCCGGTGTTAACACCAGTTGTTCCAACGCTGTTTTCAGCGATGCCGGAGGCGGAAGTATTGAAGGTCTGGACGTTGGTCGAAGAGATGACCGAAACGCCAAACAATTTACCAGTTTCGCCTTTGAAGATTTGGTCGGGAGCCGAATAGCTCGACACCTTCAACCAATCATCGTCCTGCTGCAAGTCACGGATAACGGCAGGATGCGCGACAAGCGCGTAGCCGTCCTTGATCTTAGGAGCGCGAGCGATGAACAACGAGGTTG